AACATTCAGGCGGTGACCGGCGACACCGCTGAACTAACCGCTGCGTTGGGTGAGACCCTGCAAACCATTGGCGAAAACAGTCGCTTTGGGGGTCAGGCAATTGCCGAAGCCTACTACGATGTGGCGGGTGGTGTCGCAGATGCTTCTGTCCGTATGGACATTTTAAATAACGCGATTTCTTTAGCACAAGCGGGCAATACTGATTTAAGTTCCGCAACACAAGCTATGATTGCGGTCATGAATTCTTATGGGTTCAGTGCTGAACAAGCTGGAATGGTAAGCGACGTACTGACCCGCACGGTAGGTATGGGCGTTGGCACAATGGGGGATTTTGCTGCGGCAATGCCGTTGGTCACAGGGCAAGCGAATTCTCTAGGGATTGGCCTCGATCATGTTGGAACCATGATGGCCTACATGACCACTAAAGGGTTTAGCGCCTCTCAAGCTGCCACACAACTTAGAGCAATGATGCAATCCTTGATGGCTCCTAATAATGCCATGCTGGATGCGCTTCATGCTTTAGGTTACGAAAACGGACAAGCTGCATTGGAAACAAATACCCTTATGGGCGTGTTTCAAGAGCTTGTTAATGCGGGTTATGGCGATCAAATGGCAGCAATGGCAGGGAGTTCTGAGGCGCTCAATGGCATCCTCGCCATGACAGGTGAAAATGCGGAAACCTATATTGAGTTTTTTGACCAATATGCAGATGGTATTGAAGGCGCAACCGCTGCCGCTGAAAATATCCAAATGGCCTCCCCTGCTGCACAGTTTGACCTGCTGCGCTCAACCATTAGCAGCCTGGCGATTGATATTGGACAGGCTTTATTACCCACACTGGTCGAGATTGTGCAGGCCATACGCCCCGTCGTTCAGTCTATTATCAATTGGGTACGTCAAAATCCAGGTCTGATTCGCACGATTGCCATGATTGTAGGCGGCGTTGCCGGACTCGGCGCCATCCTCATGCCATTGGGGGGCATTATCAGCGCGATTGGCGGCGCGATTGGTTTACTTGCGAATCCTTTTGCGTGGATTGCTGCTGCTATCGCTGCGTTTGGGGCCGCCTTTGAGACCAATTTCATGGGCATTCGCGATGCGGTGGAACCTGTGATTACGGGGATCACCACAGCGGTTCAAAACTTTTTCAATTTTCTCAGCGGGGGCAGTGAACCGCTTTCCGCTTTAAGCGCGGCTATTGGGTTAGCCTTCGGCCCGGAAGTGGGCAGCGGGGTTGCCAACTTTGTTCAAGGCATTGTGACGGGTATTGGCGGGGTCGTTTCGTTCATCACAGGAACGGTGCTCCCCGCTTTAAGCCAACTCGTCTCATGGTTCATCACCGATGGCCTGCCTCTCGCTGTGAACTTCGTGACGGGCGTCGTTGTGCCTGCCGTGCAGGGGTTCATCACCACGCTCCGGCCCCGTGCTGTTTTCGCTCATCGACTGGTTCATCACCACAGGACTGCCAGCGGCGGTGAACTTCGTGCAGACGGTAGTCGTGCCTGCCGTCGAAGGGTTCATCGCCACGCTCGTTCGCGTGTGGAACGATGTTTCGCCCTTCCTTGTGAGTTTGTTCGACTGGTTTATCAATACCGGACTACCCGCGATTTCGAGTTTCATCACAGACACGGTTGTCCCTATCGTGCAGGACTTTATCAGCTTCCTGAGTGACCTCTGGTTAGCGGTACAACCGCACTTGGAAGAACTCTACAACTGGTTCGTAGTCGATGCGCTTCCGGCCATTCAGGAATTTATCGAAGGGCCAGTCACCACCGCCATTGAGGGGATTACAACGTTAATCTCCGGCATATGGGACGCTGTGCGCCCCGCGCTGGAAGGGTTTTACAACTTCTTTATCGACAACATCGGCACGATTGTGGATGTTGTCATTACGCCGCTCAAAAACGCATTCGATGAGGTGCTAAACATCGGCGGCGATGTACTGGAATTTATCGGTGATGCCGCTTCCCAATTTGGTGATTTTGTGTCCGGCGTGTTCGGCGGCGGGTCGAATGTAACAGCACAAGGATTGCCATCGCGCGACTCTGGTGGCATGGGCGTAGCAGGACAAGCCTACTACATCGGCACAGGCGCACAGCCGGAATTGTTTGTGCCGCAGACCGATGGCACGTTCCTCACCCCCGCACAGTACGGAGCAGGGGCAGGCGGCGGGGGCGGCATGACGATTAACGGGCTGACGATTAACGCCAACAGTTACGCCGAAGGGCAGGCGGCAGCAGACGGGTTCCAGACCCGCATGAGCCAGCTTGAAGAAGAACGACGCAGGAGAGGATAACCCGTGACGATTGCGCGTTTTGGCACAGGCACCAATACCTATACCTTTTACAACATCACCGCATGGAGCGATAACTTTGGCGCGTATGTGCCCAGCGTATCGCGCCTGATGGGTGTCTCCGGCGGGGTGTCGCAGTACGGCAGACGCCCTGCCCCGCGTGAAGTGGGCAACGTCAGCGTGACGACCATGCTCACCGCCACCAGTCCGCGCGATATGCAGACGCAGTTGGATAACATCCGTAAGATGGGATCGTGGGGTGTGCTGGATTTGTGGTTATACCCCGACGACCCGACACTGCCGCCGCGTTTCTGTTTTGCCACCACCAACGGCATCCCCGTGATTCACAACGCGGATCAGTTCAGCGAAACGCTGCTGTCGGTGACGCTGGCCTTTCAGGTGGCAGACCCGCGCTGGCTGTCGTGGCCGGGCACGCCCTGGTATTGGGACGATGGCACACTGTGGGGCGCGAAAAGCTGGGTGTCTCCGCGTTATTCGTCCACAAGCGTCAACGCCTCGACAACGATCTCACTGACCAACAACGGCAACACGCCGACGCCGCTGGTGATGCGTATCGCGGCCACCGCCGATGTCACCAACTTCGAACNNACGGCTTCCGTTATGAGACGACACTCGCCAGCGCCACCAGTGATTTGCTGACGGTGGATGGCGAAACGCTTTCGGTGTTACACGACCAGCGCACCGGGGCAGGCATCGCCAGCGGTTACAACTACTTTAAACGGTTGGGCGGCAACGGCTTTATCGCCCTGCCCCCCGGCACATGGTCACTGGATGTGAACGGGACATTCACCAGCAACGTCACCGTTGAAATTGACTATTACGATGCATGGAGTTAACTGATGACGACCAATTTTCATACCGACCTCAGCGCCGGAACCGCCACCACTGCCAGCGTCAACACCGCCGACGGGCAGCTTGATGACGCCATTACCAAGTTTCGTGATGGGGTCAACAGTTTTGTGCAGGTGAACGTCGGCACTGATACCACGCTGACCATTAGCGCAGGCGCGATTACGATCACCCGTTCACGCCACATCGTCGATACTGAGGCGGCGGTAGCAACTGACGACCTGACGGACATCAACGGCGGCGCGGAAGGTGATCTGCTGCTGCTGAGCATTGTCAACGCCGCGCGGCAGGTGGTGGTGAAACACAACACCGCCAAAATTTATCTGGCCTCGCAGACCGATTTCACCTTCACGGCGGTACAGGAACAACTGCTGCTGGTGCATGATGGTACGCGCTGGTGTGAAGTGCAGACCCGTACCAGCATCGTGACCACGCCCTATATCCGCGTCGAGGATGTCAAAGCCAAAAACACGCCGGGCGGAACCTCGGTCGTTGGCTGGCAGACGCGCACCTTAAACACGGAGACGCAGGACACGGCCAATGTCTGCAGCCTGGCCTCCAACCAGATCACGCTCATCCCCGGCACCTACGACATTCGCGCCAGCGCGCCGGTCTATCAGTCGCACCAGCATCACATCGTCCTCTGGAACGACACCGACAACACGCTGGCGCTCAACGGCACCAGCGAAATCGCCGCCACCTCCGACTCGTCTCAGACCCGCTCCTGGATTCAGGGACGCATCACCCTCGCCAGCGCCAAAGCCTTTTCCATACGCCATTACTGCACGGCGGCGCTGGTCACTTACGGCCTGGGCATCGCCAGCAACGCCAATGACCCTTCCGGCGCGGCCATGAGCGAGGTTTACACCATCGTCGAAGGCTGGAAGGTCGGCTGATGCTGTCTGAAACCCGCCTGTGGGCTGATGTCTATGATGCGTCGTGGAACCGCGTGGGGGATGGCCCTGTGCCGCTCACCAGCGCGTCCATTACGCGCGCCTTCGACGGGGCAGGTTCCATTTCCTTTGAAGCGCCTGCCAGCGATGAACGCGTGATCGCGCTTTTGAAAAACGAACGGCGCGTCAAACTCCTGTACCACGACCCGCACACGGACGTGGTGCGCACGATTGGCAGCGGCATCATCCGCAAGCGCGGGCGTAAATACAGCGCCAGCGGCTTCCAGAAGACCTTTTCCGGCCCCGATGTGCTGGACGAACTCAAACGCTGGAACACGCTGCTGGGGCGTATTTTCACCAACACAGCGGTTTCGGATGTGGCTTCTCAACTGGCGGTCTTAGCGGGCTGGCAGGCGGAAACCGAAAGCCTGCTGGATGGAAACTTAATCACCGCGCGTTTCGATGGAGCCAGCATCCTGAAAGCGCTGCAAACCATGACGGAGCAGATCGGCGCGCATATCCGTGAAAAGGTGGACGTGCCCAGTGACCGTGACCATGTGATTGAAGTCGGGCGCTTTGGCACCGACAGCGGTTTGTGGATTATGAACCCGGAGCAGGTCACGCCGCGTGCCTACACGAACACCGACATCGCCTTCATTGACTCGCTCACCATCATCCATGAGAGTGAAGCGATGTTCAATTGGATCATCCCGATTGGCAGTGGCGAAGGCGAAAGCGCGCTGACGCTGGAACAGGCCACACGCCTGACGGGTTATGACCGCCTGACGACGACTGTTGGCACAAAAACGCTGTACTACAAAAAGAATGACGCTTCCATTGCGGAATACGGCATCATCCAGAAAGTGGTCACGTTTAAAAATATCGCCCCCGTCGGCAACAGCGATACCAACATTGAATACGCGGCTAACGCGCTGGACGAGGCAGCAGACGCGGCGCTGGACAGGAATGGCACGCCGCAGACGGTCTACAAGCTGTCGATCCAAAAAGGGTCGCGCCTGATCCGCTGTGGCGACGTGGTACATCTGCGCTTTCGCGGGGCGGTGCGGGGACTGGATGGGCTGGAACTGGACGATGAGACGGTGGAAGGTGATTTCTACGTGTTGAAGGTCACCGAAAATGTGAGCGCCAGCGGCGTGTCGCTGACACTGGAAATCAGCGATGTGGACAAACTGCCCGACAGCGAGGCCGCGTATGTCCTGAGCGCGATTGAGGATATTCAGCTTGCCAACACCAAACCCGCGCTGATTAATTTTCGCCAGTCCTTTACGGATGAAAAACCCGTGCAGCAGTGGGATGGCCAACCGACCTACATCCGGTATGCCGACTTCCCGATCAAACTGGATAACACCGTCACCGATATTTCGCTGGTACGCCTGCGCTTTGTCTCCAAACCGCTGTACTCCTACACCATCGGGCAGTACAGCCCCACAGGCCCCTCGGTCTTAAACCAGTTTAACGTTGCCATTGGTGGCAATTACCCGCAGGACATCAGCCTCTACATTGACAACGTGGATCGCAGCGCTGAGTTTGGCGGCCCCTGGAACGCGGCCCCTGCCAATGCCGCCGTAGACCAGACGATTGACATCACCGATTACATCCGTGATGCGGCGGGGTNNCTGCGACAAAATCACACCCTTGAGTTTCGGGTCAGCGAACAGACGCGGGATGTGCGCGTTCCCGGATACGGCGGCGCGTCTGCGATTAACGCCATCTACGGTAATCAGGGCATCATCCGCTGCGAAATCATCGTCCAGGGCACATCGCAGTCGATTGCGGTGACATAGGAGCGCGTGTGAAAAATTTACCTCAGGATACAACCGAAGCGCTGTTCTGGGAGATGTGTGCGTTTATCACGTCTCAGGTGGAAGATGCCTGCCTGATCCTGTGGACGCAGGATGGCTTCTGTCAGTTCCTGAAAACCTACCCGGACGAGACACAGACCATCATTGAATGGCAGTTTGATAAGGCTGATTTTAAGGCGTATGCCGAACGCTCTAACGAAACACAGCGGGCGGCGTATGTGACGCAGATCGGGGCGCTGCTTCAGGGCGCGACCGACACCCACGAAAAACTGGATGCTCTGCCTTTAGCCGTGCGCAGGGTGGGGTATCTACCCAAAAAGGAACTGTCATGAGACTACTACGTGTCGCGGTGCTGATCGTTACCATATCCCTGTTTGGGGTGCTGCTGTTTTCATTTGCGCAGTCACAGCCCGATTGTTACAGCATATCACTCGGTTTCACCGTCACTGACGCGGCACAAAACATCATCGACGCGCAGGGGCTGTCGCTGGTTGAAATGCAGGTGGATGTGACCAACAGCCTGAACCGCTATCAGCAGATGACGGGGCGTTGTTTTACGGGCGAATTGGGGCTGATTTACGGCACACTGTCAGCGCGTGTCTTTGTCGTGTTTGCGTCCTCTAATCCCGACTACGGGTTAACCCGCGTGCTGACGGAAACGGAATACTACCCTGAGCCGTTTGGGGTCAACACCGTTGGCTGGCAGCACAGCACAGACTTAGAGTTGTCAGCACCTTAAAAAAGGTGTAAGATTTTGTACATCTGTTCTATAACACTTAACGAACCCTCCCGCATGGCGCGAACCACCGGGAGGCGGCAAACCGCGTTGGAGGCGGCTTACATGGACAAGTATAACAGAATGTGTAACCGAGATGGAAACTGAAACCCTGAATGCCGTGCTGGGCATTATAGGGACATTCGCTACAGGGATTGTCACTTATCTCGGCATCAGCATTAAAATGCGGCGTGAAAAAACACGCGATGAAGCCAGACAGAAAGCGCGGGAACAGGAATTGATTGCGACCACGCAGCAGGCGGCGCAATCGCTGATTAATGACGCCTTCGATGAACTCAATAAGGAACGCGAGTTTAACAAACAACAGTTTTTACTGGCACAGAAAGACCGCGATGAGCAGCGTGAGAAAAACGAACTGGCGAACGCGCGAATCAGTGAATTGATCGTGAGCAAGGGCGACATGAAGGATACGCTGGATAAAACCACAACGGAACTTCAGCAGACCCGCACCGACCTCGCCGAAGCCAAAGAGGAAATCACGCGCCTGATTAAACGCCTTGAAAAGTACGTCGAACACGGTTCGCGGCGGGACACTGAACTGGAAAAACTACAGGCCGAAGTGCTGAAGCTGCGCCCGCTGCGTGAGGAAGTGGCGGATCTGCGTGCCCAATTGAAGTCGATGAATGACCAATTAAAAATGGCAAATGCCGAACAGCACAGCCTGGTATCGCTGCGGGAACGTGACCAGCAGGAATTTGAACGTCAGCGCGACGAATGGCGCGCACGCATCTCAGAACTGGCGGAACGCGTGCGCCTGCTGGAAAGTGAAAACAAGACGCTGAAGGCGGAAAACTCGCAACTGAAAGAGGAAGTGGAGATGTTAAAAGCGGCCAAGGACAAAAGTGCGCTGCCCGCCGGAACGCTGATGTTTGAAGATGTGAAAAACGCCAGCGGGGAGACGGTGATTAAAGCCGAAATCATCCCCGCCAGTGGTGAACATGAAACCGATAGTTTAGCCGATAAGGAGAAACCGAAATGAGACTTGTACGCCTGTTGATTGCCCTACTGTTGTTTGTGGCGCTGGTGAGTTTTGCCCGCGCTGAAGATGCCGCGCCGGACGCCACGCCCGAAGGGGCGCAGGACGCTGCGCCCCTGGTCGATGAAGGAACGGAATCGGTGATGATCATCGATACCACCGCAGCCCCTGCCGAAGTGACGGAAACTGCGCCAATTGTTGATGAACAGCCCGTGACCGTGGTCAATAATGGCTTTTCGTTCGAGCAGGTTTTGATTACCCTGCTGGCGTTCATTCTGACGATTTTCGCGGGTATTCGCATGTTTGTTGTGCCTGTGTTGAAGGCCAACGTTGAACTGGCAAAAGCGGCGGGTGACCTCGTCCCACAGCAGTCCTTTGATAAGCTTGTCGGCATTACGGAAAGTCTGCAACGACTGGCTGAAGCTCTCACCCCTAATTTTAAAGGCGATGATGAAGCCTTTAAGCGTATCCGTCAGGAAGTCGTGGATTTAGGCGAAGTGCTGCATCCTAAACCGGACAGCGGCGAAGCAGTAGGCTAACGATGCCAAGTCTGCTGACCGCATGGGTAGAACCAGCGCACATCAATAACAAACAGTGGGTGCTGGACTGGTTCACCCGCCTCAACCCCACCACCGCTAAAGTCTGCGGTTCGATTGACCCCGTAACAGGGGCTTTTCGTTTGGAATTCCCTGACCAGCTTCAGGCACGTCTGCCCAATGCGGACATCATCTACCGTCCCTACGCCGAAAACGAAAACAGCCAGTGGAAACTGATGCCCGCTAAGGTGTGGGTAACCAATGCCAGAGCGCGGCTTGAGGGGCGTCCCTACCGTGTCACGTTCTGCTGCGAACCAGCCCCGTCTCCTGCCGAATTTGGCGATTTTATGCGCTACAGCGTGCAGGTCATGGAAGAAGCGGACAGGCAGGGCTTAAAGGTGGATATGTGGGGGTTTCCCGCGCAATTCCTGACGATGTTCACCGATGACCCGCGCGACATCCGTAAGGGCGGCTGGGCCGATGCGCTGAAGGTCGCCGGAGCGCTGCGCGGGACGGTGCAAATTGACATCCACGATTACACCGGACTGGTCGCGCCTGCGGGCACGTATGACGATGCCTACATGCGTTCCATCATGACCGATCCTGATCTGCTGCGTTACGAACAGGACTGGCCGACCTTTGAGGACATTGAATCGCGCCCCTACCAGACGCGTCATCTGTTCCGCGATATGTGGCTCAACCGCTACGCGCTGGAACTCGGGATCCCCGAACATGACATGTTCATTGGCGAATGTATCTACGATTATTTT